ATATCACTCATTTTATTTCTCCTTAGTAAACTTAGTTATAAAATACCTAATACTATCCTCAATTTCAGGTGGAGTTAATACCCACACCATTATCAAAAAGAATATTATAAACCCTGTTATTATTAGTTCTATCATCCCATCCTCCATAAGTTAAATGCCATCCAAAGTATTAGCACTGCTATTATTAGTTCTTCCATTATTCTTTCTCCTTATCATGTAGTAACCATCCAAAACCATCCCGCTCCAGTGGTATCTTATTACAATCATTTAAATACAACAGATATTCAGCCATCTTCATATTCTCATCAGCTAACATATCTCTTTCTTCCTCAACCTCTAGACGTAAGCGGAATTGTTCATCTCTCTCTTGGTTGAGTAGTTTAATTGTGTGGTCGTGTTTCATTATTATACTCCCTGTTAATCTTACGTTCTTGTTCATCATGCTCCTGTGCATAATACTCTGTCTTCATGTATTCAATAACATGGTCAAGGCTTACGACTTCACCCTCATCATTAACATAACCCTTCTCTACACACCATAGTACATAGCCACTACTATTCATTCTAGACATACATCACCTCCTAAAAATATCCTTGCTTCTTTGAGTTCCTCATACTGCTCATCATCTATCCAATCCACACTAAATTGAAAGTTTTCCCACCTATGGCAAAACCTAATCACTTTACCATTGTCTTCAAAAAGTAATGTGTATCCTACGTGGTCATCAGCACATGCTTCGACAAAGTCTACTGCATCTATGAACCCTTCAGTATATCCATGAAAGAAACCTAACACAAAGTTACGGTGTTCTTCCTTCCAACTCTCCATTGCTCCATCTTTCATATACCTCTCCTTTTATTAAGATGTTTCTTCACTGCACTATACAGAGGATATTTACCTCCATCCTTTTGGAATGACATGTATCTGCAGTTCCCTTTGGTATGTGTCCACACATATAGTGGATGTATATTACCAAATCCTTCCCAATATTCTAGGTTAGCATTCATCGGCACACCTAGTAATCTACTTAACTTACTGTTCATATTATTTCTCCTTATTATTATATCATATTAGAGCCACTAGCGAACTCATCCATTATCCATTTGTAATCGAGTTCGTTCCACTCATCATCTGATTTATATTCAGACACAATGTCTGATACATAAACACTACCCATCTCATCAAACAACCCACGAACATCCATAAACACAACAGATTTATACCCTCTACCTTGCTTTGGGCTTTCCATCAACTGTGCAGTAAAGCCATTCTTTAGGTTATACCAATTACCTTTTACTAACTCACTTGCTTTCATATTATTTCTCCTTATTATTAATACCCTGTACTTCTTAACCAAGCATCCATCTCACTTGGGGTGTTCTCGGGTATAGACACATTACAATCCCACGGATAACCTTTCACAGTAGTCACCTTGTAATCCCTTGCATTACCTCTCAAAGTAAACTCATCCCTTTCAATGGGGTGAGGTGTAGCTAAAAAATCTTCCATATCCTTCTTGGCTTTTTCACCATGTAAACCAGCCAAGGTTTCTTTAATTTCATCGTATGTCATATTATACTCCTATTTATTTTTAATTTCTCTCCACACTTCCCAAACAATAGACTGTAATAATAATGGTCTTATGCCTAGTAGAAGTGCAGTCCATTTGTAGCAATCCTCAAAGAATTTATAATGTCTTTTAGTTAAAGACTGTTCCTCATCTGTTGCTATTCTACCTAATGCCACAGCAATAGCGTGTCTATCCACAGTAACATTAACTTCTCTATTTGGATACTTAATATTAAGATAAAAAGATTTAGTCTTTTCACCCTTAAGTATACTCAAAATATCCACTTCACTAACTGCAACCCCAATCCTTACTGCTTTATCACATTGATTAGGGAAATTAATATACTTGTTATCCTTTTTAACTGAATTAGTTTTAATAAAGTATTCTGCTATCTCTTTATTTTTATCCCAATTCTTTAGTGGTGATAATGCTGAAACAATCCCTACTACATTATCTAAAGGTACTTTGTATGTTTCAGACAAACATATACAAAACTTATTTGCATCCTCATACCAGTCAGAATAATTATCAGCCATCTTATATATACGCATTATATTGTTCTTAACTTTAGTACGGGTTATCTTATTACTTTTAAATATTATTTGTTTATCCATAATACCTCATTTTGTAACGTGTTATAAAACTTATCCTCAATTGTGTGCAATCCTTTTCAATTGGAATAATTCCATTATCCTCTTATCTCGTTTATTTGTCAAGTTAAAAACAAAGTATTTTTGTAACGTGTTATAAAACTTTATTTGTAACGTGTTATAAAAACCTAAATAAAACAAAATAAGTTGATACAAATAAATATACTTTAATGAGTTAATAATGTCAATTAATTAAGTTTGTTTTGTAACGTGTTACAAACTATTTTTGTCAATTAGTGTTAAAAAGTGTTGATTTATTGAATGTAATAATATACTATGTGTGTATCTAGTCAATTTTGGCTGGTGTTAAGTAAGAATAATACGAGGTATACAAATGAAAGTAATTACAGAAAATGACAAGCAATTGACTACTACAGAACAAACTATCTATACAAAGATAGTTAAGTACAACAAGGAAAATAAGTCAATTAATAAGACTATTTCAAAACTACTTGAAACGGGTAAGACTGGCGTTGGTTCGGTTGTAAGCATTTCAATTAAGTTAAAACTTGCAAATGAAAGTCTGCAGGCTGTTAAACAATCTGTTTACAGGTTTTACAAAGACAAGCCAAAAGACCAAAGATTATCACTGCAGGGATTGGGTAAAAAAGAGGGTTCACCATTTATAGCGCCGCTGTCTAATAGTGGTGGCAGTAGTAAAAAGAAACCAATAAAAAAGGTTAGTACTGATATAGTCAAAGAATACATGTCAAAGTTATTAAAAGAGAATGAAAGTCAACATAATGAACTAGTCTGGGATTTTTATTCTGAGATGTCAAACAAACAACAAATAGCCTTCATGAAGTTTGCACATGGTGATAATAAAAAGGCAATGTAACAAATAACAACTAACAAATATAAACCCAGCCGTTAAAAGCTGGGTTTTTTTATGTCTGAAATTCAAGGCTTGAACCATTCAATATATAACTATTACATTAATACAATGCATATATCTTTAGAATTAAACCTATGTTATTTATTATGCTGGTGATAATATAAACCATGATACAAGCCATGATTAATAAAAAGGTATAGCAATATATACCTATGATAATAATCTCTTTGATTTGCCTATGTATTGAGCCTATGAATGACTATCAATATACTGACCGAACGGTCAACATATCCCCTTGTTTATCCTTTTGTTTTTGCCTTTGTTTTTACCCTTGCTTTTATCCCAGAATGACGAACCCGCCCAACCCTTTGTGTGAAAAACCACCAACCACTGAACCCACCTCCATGTAAAATTTACTATTTTTCATTTCCAATGCTACAAACAATGGCAGCAGGGTCGGGCTTATAGCATATATTTAAATATATTTTCTAAATAAGTTTTTATTTGTATATATTTTATGGTATAATATACTTAGTTAACAAAGTACGAAACAAGATACGACAAACAAACCTGCAACTAACAATAAGGGAAAAGATAAAGTAGAAACTATAGTAGTATACTACGTTATATACTAACCATAATGTCTTATTCTCTTTATTTGTAGTATAGTTTGTTAGTTATTTCTAAATTAGTTTTTATTCTTAGTAGTTTTATGGTATAATATACACTATGTTGTACACTCATATTAAATATAATTATGTCTAAACTAAAGTTACCTAAAGATATTGACCAGGACATACGTCTAAAGGTTGCTGCCGAGACTGGAAAGCCTCCTAGTGACGTTGTAGTAAAGGTTGAACGTAAGAAAGGTAGACCAACAGGGGGACTGTCTGCTAAGCATATGGCTGCTGGCGGTAAGAAGGCTAGAAGGACTACTACAAAGTATATACCTACTGATGATGACTACAAGAAGGTAGAGGAAATGGTGCTTATTGGGCTAGACCAGCACACTATCAGTAAGGTTATGGGTGTCAGTATAGGCACATTACACAAATATTACAAACATACCCTTGAAACAGCAAGAGAAGAGAGGACTGCTAGGGTGGCAGGTGTGGCATACGAGATGGCAATGTCTGGAGAGAGTGCAGCAATGACTACATTCTGGTTAAAGACACAGGCAGGCTGGACACCTAAGCAACATATTGTACACGAGGACAGGAACTTTGATGTTAGTTGGTCTGATACAGAAGAAGACATAGCTGATGCTAACAGAAGGGATGAAGACAAACTACACTAAAGACCAATCAAGAATATGGTCAAGACTTAGCCAACAACTTACTGATAAAGGCATAGAGGATAGCACTGAGTTAGCTAAGAACATATTAATCGGAAGAGGTCATTTGAATAAAGATGGCTCAGATACTTATGAAGGTATGGTAAGAGGTGGTATGGGAGCCGCTGGAAGGTCAACAGACAGGGCTATTAAGAGAAGTGGTGGTGTGGCAACAGACTATAACTACAACCCTGATACAAACTATTCATATAAGAAACATAAACCTTTAAGGAAACTGAAGAGGATAAAATGAACAAGGGAGAGGAGAAGCGTAGGGGCGTAGTAATACCTTATACGCCTAGATTACTGCAAGCAAAACTTCATAATGAACTAGCAAGGTTCAATGTGGTTGTTTGTCATAGAAGGTTTGGCAAGACAGTGTTTGCTATTAACCAGATGATTAAGTCTGCAGTAGAAGACTTACAAACTAACAAGAAAGCACCAAGGTATGCTTACTTAGCACCACTATTTAAGCAGGCAAAGACTGTTGCTTGGGATGAATTAAAACGATTATTAATAGATTTTCCAGATGTTAAATTTAATGAAGCTGAGCTTAGAGCAGACTTCATGGGAGCTAGGATTCAACTGTATGGAGCAGATAATCCAGACACATTGCGTGGAATTTATCTTGACGGTGTCATTCTAGATGAGTTTGCACAGATGAACCCTAAGATGTATAGTGAGGTTATCAGACCTGCACTATCAGATAGGAAGGGTTGGGCAGTGTTTATTGGGACTCCTAAAGGTAAGAATGATTTTTATGATTTATACCACACAGCTAAGGAAAAGAAGGGCTGGAAGAGATTTTTATTTAAAGCAAGTGAAACGGGGATACTAGATGATGAGGAGTTGGAACTCGCTAAGCAAGATATGGCGGATACGGAATTTGAACAAGAGTATGAATGTTCGTGGTCTGCTGCACTTAGAGGTGCATATTATGCTAAGGAGATTGAAGCAGCATATGATGAGGAACGCATTGGTAAGGTTCCTTATGACCCGTCTAAACAAGTAGTAACAAGCTGGGACCTAGGGGTTGCCGACAGTACCAGTATATGGTTTGCACAGTATGATGGCAAAGCAATAAATATTATAGATTATTATGAGAGTAGTGGTGAGGGATTACCACACTACATAGATGTATTAAACCACAAAGAGTATAGGTATGGTGCACATATTGCACCACACGATATAGTGGTAAGGGAATTTTCTACTGGAAAAAGTAGGAAAGAATTAGCTTTTAGTTTAGGTATAGACTTCCAAGTTGCACCAAAGTTAAAGGTTATGGATGGTATTGACTCAGTGAGAACTACATTAAATAAGTGTTGGTTTGATGAGGACAAGACCAAGAAGGGCTTAGAAGCATTACTACAATATAGAAGTAGTTATGATGATAAGAAAAAGATATGGAGCCAGAAGCCTGTCCACGATTGGACATCTCACGCCAGTGATGCTTTTAGGTATTTATGTGTAACAGAGCCAGTGTTTGTAGGGAACGATAGTGTCTGGTCTAGGGATTTACCCAAGCAAGACTTGAGCTGGGTAGTATAGGAGGAGATATGAGTATGAATCCACAGTGGTTAGTAAATAAAATTGAAGAGATGGCAAAAGATATTAAGGACCTTAAAGAGATTATGAAGGCAGTGCCAACTCAGAAAGAAACAAAATATCCTATTAATAAGAAGAAATAGCTTATGGCAAAACGTATGACAAAGGACGAACTATCCGCCCACGTAGAGCACGAGATACAAGGTGCACTAGGTTATGGTGATGGTAAGTTAACCCAACAAAGAACCGATGCCTTAGATAGGTATTATGGTAAGAAGTATGGTAACGAACAAGAAGGTCGTTCTCAGATTGTCACCAGGGATGTAGCAGATGTAATAGAATGGATTATGCCTAGCCTGATGAAGATATTCACAGGTGGGGATAAGGTAGTTCAGTTTGAACCACAAGGTCCTGAAGATGTAGAGATGGCTAAACAAGCTACAAGCTACACTAACTATGTCTTAATGAGACAGAACCCTGGATTCTCTATATTGTATAGTTGGTTCAAGGATGCGTTGTTACAGAAGAATGGTATTGTCAAACATTACTGGGATGACACGACATCAGTAAGTCGGGAAGAATATAAGAATTTAACAGAGGAAGAGTTTACTTCCTTTTTGCTTGATGATGATGTAGAAATTATTGAACATACTTCCAATGGCGGTGCTACAGAAGTAGAGCAAGATGGTATGATGATGCAGGACATACAACCTGTCTCACACGATATTGTAATAAAAAGAACTAACGAGAGTGGTCAGGTACGTATAGAGCCTGTACCACCAGAAGAATTCTTAATTAATAAATATGCAAAGGGTATTGAAGATGCACGCTTTGTAGGACACAGAGTAAAGAAGACTAAGTCTGAATTAATTTCTCAGGGTTATCCAAAAGCTAAATTAGACAGAGCATTCTCTGCTGATGAGGCTGAATGGAAATCTGAGAGATTAGCTAGATTTAGTTATGACCAAGACTCTAGTTATCCTGCAGGTGATATTGATGAAGGCATTTGGGTTACTGAATGTTACATCAAGGTAGACTTTGATAACGATGGTATTGACGAATTAAGAAAGATAACGAAGGTCGGAGATGAACTGTTAGATAATGAGGCTGTGGATAGTGTTCCCTTCTCCTCCCTTACACCTATACCTATGCCTCATAAGTTTTACGGTTTGAGTATTTATGACTTAATCTCTGACCTTCAACTAATTAAGACTACTCTAATGCGTAACTTGTTAGACAATATGTATCTAACAAACAATGGGCGATATGAAGTAGTCGAGGGTCAAGTTAACTTAGATGACCTAATGACCAGCAGACCTGGCGGTATTGTACGTGTTCGTACACCAGGTGCTGTTAGTCCTCTAGCTACACCACAATTAGACCAAAACTCTTTCAATATGTTGGGCTATTTAGATAGTATCCGAGAAGAAAGAACTGGTGTAAATAAGAACTCTATGGGTTTAAATGATGGGGCATTAAAGTCACATCAAACAGCTACAGGCATTGCACAAGTAATGACTGCAGCACAACAGAAGATAGAGTTAATAGCACGTGTGTTTGCTGAGACTGGGATGAAAGACCTTGCAAATAGTGTATACCAATTGGTACAGAAGTTTGAGGCTCCAGAGAAACTAGTAAGATTAAATAATGAATGGGTTACTCTTTATCCTGCAGAATGGAAAGAGAAGATGGATTGTACAGCACAGGTAGGACTAGGCTTTGGTAATAAGGATATGAACCTTATGCATCTAGGTCAGTTAGCACAGACTATGCAGATGATAGCACAACACCCTGCTGCAGGTATGATGATTAAACCTAAGAACGTATATAATCTAGTGAGTGAGCAGATAAAGGCTATGGGCATGAAGAATGTTAATGACTTCATCACAGACCCAGGAGACCAACCTTTACCACAACAACAAGGACCAGGTCCAGAAGAACAAGCTAAGCAACAAGAGATGCAACTCAAAGCAGAAGAGCTGAAGATTA